TGCGCTCAATGGGGATTCCTGCGCTAAGGCACATCGTACCGAAGGTATGCCTTGCAACATGGTACGACAATTTCAGTCTGATACCGCAAGCCTTACCCACGATGCACAGGTTCTTGCCCATCACGCTACGACTGCAATGAGGTTGAAAGACAAGGCTGTCGCCTTTTTCTTTCACCGTCTGCTGTTCTTCGTTTCTTGCCTGCTCTTTCCTATAATAGTTGATGATAGCTTCCGCTATGGGATGTAACGGCACGACAAACTCAACCTTTGTCTTCTGACGCTCCTTGCGGATATACCTCTGTCCGTCTGCTGCCGTTTGGATATGCTTGTATTTCAAATTCTCCATATCTGAGATAGCCAAGCCTGTGAAGCAGGAAAAGACAAACATCAGCCGTGCCAACTCTGCTTCCTTGTCATTCATCCTTATTACCATAAGTTTCATTACATCGCTCTTTTGCAGAAAACGTATCTTCTTTTCCTCCTTCTCATACTTGGCGTTCTCAAAGGGATTGCAGTGGATAATCCTGCTGCTCACCGCACGAAACATCAGTCGACTCAGCCAACAGAGATTGGTATTGACAGTCGATGCTTTCAGCCCACGCTTCTTAAGAAAGAAGCGGTATTCCTCAAACAAACTCTCCGTAATGGTGGCGATAGATATGTCTTGTACTCCTTTGTTATCGATAAATTCTCGGAGATTTCTATCAGAATAGTAAAGGTTCAGATAAGTCCCCTCTGCCCTTGACTTGCCTACCGACTCCTTGACAGATTGCAGTTCCGCCTTGCTCATGGTAAGGAGCGTGGTGGGATTGGTGGCAATGCCTTGCAAACGGTTCTTGATAAGTTCCACGCTTACCACTCCTTCCCTCGTCAGTATGTCCCGATAGGTATTCTCTACCAATTCCCTGAACTCGCTGATTCTTTGATTGGTCTTCCTGTCAGTCGTCAAACCCTGCTTGGTGTTCCACTCGGAGACTTTACACTCTTCTCCTGTGGTAATGGCGGTGCTCTTTCCGTCTATGGTGATACGGCAGAGAATGGCGGTGTTGCCGTCTGCCTTTGTCTTCTGTCTGTTGATATAGAACAGTATCTTGAATGTACTTCTCATTGTCTTGATGTTTTGAAAGAAAGGATAATAAATAAAATAATTGTGATAAGGATTAGATAGCCAGCTGCATGTCTTCGGTGAAAGAAAGGAAACGTTCAAATTCCTCAAAGAGTTTCTGGGGTGTTACCTTTGCGTAGCGTTCCGTCATGCTTATGTTGGAATGTCCCAGCATCTTGCTCACCGTCTCTATGGGTACTCCCTGTTCAAGCGTGATGAGCGTGGCAAAGGTGTGTCTTGCGGTATGCGTGGTAAAGGGAAAGGATATGCCTGCACGCAGCCTAAGGGCTTTCAGGCAACTCTGATAGTTCTTGTACTTGATGAAAGGAAGCAGCGTTTCCCTTTCATCGCTGTGAAACCTCTCTATCAGCCGTATGGCTTCGGGCAGTAGCTTGACGCGACAGAGAACTCCTGTCTTCTGACGGTTGAACTTCAGCCAGAGGCTGCCCTCGTCATCACGGACAAGATGGGACTTGCTCAGTTCCATCAGGTCGCAATAGGCTGCACCGACATAACAGGCAAAAAGGAAAATGTCCCTTGCCGTTTCCATTTCCTCCTCCAAGTCCTCGAAGCGGAGGACCTTCAACTTGTCCAATGCTTCCCTGTCAAGAGCTTTTGGCAGTTTGTTGTCTCCCTTTGATATTTTCGCCTTGTCAAAAAGGAGCGTGTCTGCCAACCCCTCACGGTATGCCAGCCTGCATACCGTTTTCAAGAAGGTGGCGGCATTATAGAACGTACATTCCTGAAAGCCACACTCACCCACAAAGTACTGTCTGAAATCGTAGATAAACTGCTCCGTGAGTTGTGAGAAAGCCAAGTCCGATACCTTGTACTTCCTTTGTATAAATCTCTGTAAATGGATTCGGGTGGAATGGTAGCCGTGTATGGCTCCTTCCTTGATGTCTATGCCAACATGACTTTCCTTCTCCTTGATGAGCATGTCCAGCCTTTCGGTGAGCATGCAGCGTGCCTGTACGCTGCCTTGAAACAGCCCCTTCACGTCGGTTGCGTCAAATGGGCAACCTTTGGATAGCAGAGACTGATAGGCAACCTGAATGGAAACAAGCAAGTTCTCCAGCCTGCCGTTCACCTCCACCGCCTCATGGCTCTTGCCGTCCATTCTACTTTCACGGGGATTCCACAAATCGGGGTTACAGGACAGCTTGCAGCTGAACTGCGCAATGGAACGACCGATAGTAATGCGCCCCATAATCGGAGCCTTACCCGACTTGTCCAGACCGCTCTTTTTGAGGTAGAGCAGCACCTTCATTTTCTCTGTTTTCATACGCCTTAATTTTTATGGGCAAAGTTACCCGAATTAAAGCGTTCTTCACTTATGCAGAAAACTGCCGACCGAAGCAACAGCCACACGGGGCGAAAATAATTCAGTTACCTGACATTGCTCCGTCGTTACCTATGGCAAAATAGGGTAACGGTTTAGTAACTGAACTTTTGCCTGAATCTGCATATTGCTGCCCTTTGCGAACAGGGCAATTTTATGCAAATCGTTCCGTTTCGTGCTCATTGTCAGTCAGTTTGCACCAACTTCGATTTTTCTTCATTTTCAAGGATTAGTTGCACTGTAACTTGACACAGATTGCACCGCCATTTGACGCAAATAACAACACACATTGACGTCAAGATGCACATTAATTTCAAAGAAATGAGTTAATTACTTAATAATCAATACTTTGCAAAACACCCTCAAAGCTTGCGTATTTCGGGCTGAGGGAAAACTTATTCTGAATTTTCCTGCTATTTGAGAACTATTGTAAAGGAAAATAAAACAACCTGCTTTACTTTGCAACTCGGTTGCAAAACCTTTTCCTTACCTTTGCCAACAGAAATCAAAACAAAAGAAATATGGCACACGAAGCACATCATCACGAACATGAAGAGGAAGGAATGAACTGGGGACTCATCATCGCATCGGCGGTATTCTTGGTCATAGGATTACTTCTCGACAAACTTCCTATGTTCTGGTTCATTAATCCCTATCTCATCTTCTTTATCTATATTGTGGCCTTCATGCCCGTAGGACTGCCCGTCATGCACAAGGCATGGACGGCAATCAAGCATGAACACGATTTCTTCAGCGAGTTTATGCTCATGTCGGTAGCTGCAGTTGGCGCCCTATACTTAGGAGAATATCCCGAAGCAACAGCCGTTATGCTGCTCTATTGCGTGGGCGAAGGCCTGCAAGACAGGGCGGTCGACCGTGCACGCGACAGTATCAAGCGGCTCATAGCCTTTCGTCCTGACTTCGCAAGGCTGGCAGATGGGCGCGAAGAACGGCCCGAAGCGGTGGCCATTGGCAGCGTTATCGAAGTGCGCCCCGGTGAGCGTGTGCCCCTCGACGGCCGCCTTTTAGATGCTCCGGCCGCCTTTAATACGGCCGCTTTGACGGGCGAATCGGTGCCCCGAATGATAGAAACGGGTCACGAAGTTATGGCTGGAATGATTGCAACTGACAGCATTGTGCGACTCGAAGTGGTGCGCGAAGCAAGCGAAAGTGCCATCAGTCGCATTCTGAAAATGGTGGAAGAGGCAGCCGAACGCAAGTCATCTACCGAGGCATTTATCCACCGTTTCGCCCATGTCTACACGCCTGTGGTGATAGCCTTGGCCGTGTTGGTGGTCGTTGTGCCGTGGTTGGCCTCGCTGTTTTCGGCAACTGACTATGCGTTTTCCATGTGGTTGCAGCGCGCTCTGGTCTTTTTGGTCATCAGTTGTCCGTGTGCTTTGGTCATCAGTGTGCCCTTGGGCTACTTCGGGGGCATTGGT